ACAGGCGAGGAATATAAGAGCGATTCTGAATGGAAAGCCAAAGGTATACCAGAATCTGACATAAGAAAAGATGTCAGGGTAATCATGCCTAGCCTTGATTTATTTGGAGAAACAAAATAAGATAGATAGATGGCCATAACAAGAGCACAAATAGCAAAACAATTATTGTCGAACGGTGGACGTATCGGATTTTTTAAAGGTGCACAAGCTGATACACAAGGACCTGCTGGAGGTAAAGCAATGTCTCCAGGAACAAGCACGTCTGGTGGAGCTAGAAATGTAGGTTTCAACGGAGGAAACACAAATAGAGAACG